CCCTTTGGCGGGGTGCAGGGGCAGCGCCCCTGCATAACCGTGGACAGCATCGGGAACCGCGCAAATTCTGATTTATGTGAATAACACGCTTTCATGCTTCCTTCGTTTCCACCTCTTTGACCAGATCGGAATAAGGAATCTGCTTTCCGTTACGAATCACATACACGCCTTCGGCATTCCCGGTGTCCTCAACGTAGCGCCGGAGGATGACGGAGGCGTATTTTTCGTCAAGCTCCATCATGTAGCAGATGCGGTTCATCTGCTCACACGCCATAAGCGTCGAGCCGCTGCCGCCGAAGGTGTCGATGACCACAGCGTTTTCCTGCGTGGAGTTGCAGATAGGATAACCGAGCAGGTCGAGGGGCTTGGAAGTCGGGTGGTTGGCGTTCCGCTTCGGCTTGTCGAAATGCCAGATGGTCGTCTGCTTGCGGTCGGAATACCACTTGTGCTTGCCATTCTGCATGAAGCCGTACAGCACCGGCTCGTGCTGCCACTGATAGTCGGAGCGTCCGAGGACGAGGCTGTCCTTCACCCAGATGCAGCAGCCTGCAAGGTGGAAGCCTGCATCGACGAATGCACGGCGGAAATTCAGCCCTTCGGTGTCTGCATGGAATACATAAGCCGCACCGCCTTTTTCGAGGTGGTCTGCCATACACTTAAATGCGGAGAGCAGGAAGCTGTAGAATTCCTCATTCTTCATGCTGTCGTTCTGGATGGTAAGCCCGCTGGCACTCTTGAAAGATACACCGTAGGGTGGATCGGTCAGGATCAGATTTGCCTTGACATCGCCCATGAGTGTATTTACATCTTCTGGGCTGGTCGCATCACCGCACATAAGGCGATGCCTGCCGACCGTCCACACGTCACCGCGCTCCACGAAGGATGCCTTCTCCAGCGCAGCGGTCAGGTCGAAATCATCGTCCTTCGCATCGCTGCCGGTTCCGTCAGAGAACAGGTCAGCCAGTTCCTTTTCATCGAAGCCGGTCATGGAAAGGTCGTAGCCGAGGTCTTGCAGTTCCTGCATCTCCACGGCGAGAAGCTCCTCGTCCCAACCTGCGTCCAGTGCCATACGGTTATCGGCGAGGATGTAGGCTTTTTTCTGTGCATCGGTCAGGTGATCGACATAGACACACGGCACCTCCGTGATGCCTTCCTCCTTCGCGGCCATCAATCTGCCGTGACCAGCGATGACATTGTACTCCCGGTCGATGATGACGGGATTCACGAATCCGAACTCACGCAGCGAGGAACGCAGCTTCTTGATCTGCTCCGGCGAGTGAGTGCGGGCGTTATTTACATACGGGATGAGCTTATCGGTGCTGACAAGCTGAAAGTCAGTCGTTGTTTTCATGTGTACCTCACTTCCTGCTGCGGAGTAGCTGCTCCATCATATCGTCCTGCGGAGAGCCATCAAACTTGGTTGTGCAGTTCTGCTTCACGATATCGAAAATTTCATACCAGAGCAGATTTGCCTGTTTCTGATAAGACTGGCTGAGCGATGCGAACGGAGAAGCGACCACGCCGCCGGTCGTCGGATGTTTGCCGAGCAAACCGTAGGTCGAGAGCGCGTCCTCGCACTGTATAAATCGGGCGAACGCCAGCGAGTAGCTTTCGAGCAGACGCTTGTTCACCAGCTTTTCGCAGCCACGGTTTTTGAGCCAGAGCCATGTTTCCTTGTAGATTTCATCCGCGCCGAGGGGCTTGCCATCCTTCTGCCGTGCCGAGAGGTATTCTCCGGGCGAGGGCATTTCCTCACCGACGAGGTCTGCGGCATCATCAAGGTCAGCACCTTCCAGTACGGTCGGAGCAAATTCGATGATGTCGGCATCCTCACCGGCAGCAATCTTCTCGGCGAGCGGTTTCGGTTTGTCACCTGCACGGACACGTCGTCCGCCACGGTTTGTACCATCCTTTGCCATATCATCACCTGCCTATAAAAAATGCCGAAGCCACGCGGATTTCGGCTTGTAAAATATTCGAGGGGGTTAATCGGGTGTTTGAACTGCACTTTTTGTGCGCGAGAGGGGGCGCCGGTCTTGTGGTCGCTTCTCCGTAGAGATTTCGATACCCCCACTGGGCAGCCCCCAGTCCCGCCCCATCAGTAGTGATATTCGGGGGTTCTGTCCTCATTGCCGGTTTTGCGGTCGTGACAGGACTTGCATAGCGCCTGCCAGTTGGTGTCGCTCCACATCAGGTAGTGATCGCCTCGGTGCGGAACAATATGATCGACAACGGTTGCCGTCACATACTTTCCCTGCGCCAGACACTTCACGCACAGCGGATGCTTCCGCAGGTACGCCTTGCTGACACGCTGCCACTTGCTGCCGTAGCCACGCTTGGCGGCTGACGGTCGGTCAGGGTGCAGGGGCTTGTGTTCGTCGCAGTACGCACCCTCGGTCAGTCTCGGACAGCCGGGGTGCTTGCACGGTTTCAGTGCCTTCCTCGGCATCGCCGACACCTCCTTCGGGCATAAAAAATGCCGCTGCGGTTACCCACAACGGCTCTATACATATTCTTCTATTATACATTATATCACACATTACCGGTGTTTGCAAGTCCCACGGTGTCCCAACTTTTCAAGGCAGCTACGGCTGTGCTGTGCAGGCGGAACACGTGGGACTTGCTGTATCCCATTTCCTTCATGATCTCCGACCACGGCAGGAATTCAAGATATCTTTTACGCAGAAGGTCACGGGCATCACCGTCCTGCACGGTGTTGATGCGGGCTTCCATATCCGCGATCAAGGAATCGTACTCCGCCTGCGTTTCCTGTATATCCTGCTCCAGCGCCATGATCTTGAAAACGGTACCTTCCATTTTGCTGCGGTCGGGCGATACCGTCCTCGGCATATCATTGATGCCGCTGCCGTTCATGCCTTCTGCCCGCTGTCGCAGCAGGTGGATTTCGTGTATCTTACGATTGATGCGGCGGCGGAGTCGTTCCGCCTGCTCCCAGTATTCTTTCATGCAAATTCCTCCCTCATCATTTTTATCAGCTTTTCGCCGTTCATATCTGACATGAAGTCAAACCACTGCGACCGCAGGAACTGTTCACATTCAAGGGTTGTCATGATATCGTGTGATTGCAGCGCCTCCCGGTAATCCAAGAGACACTGCTTGATAATTGCTGCCGCCAGTAATTTGTATCCTTCCGTCATTTAACCCTCGCTTTCACGGCTTTCATCATCGCCGCCTGTGTCTTGTCCTTGTTTTCCAGAACCTTCATGATATCTTCGTCTATCGTACCCGCCGATACGAGGTGGTGGATAACGACCGTTTCGGACTGCTGTCCCTGTCGCCAGAGGCGGGCGTTGGTCTGCTGATACAGCTCCAGCGACCACGGCATCGTGTACCAGATGATGGTGCTGCCGCCGGACTGGAGGTTCAGACCGTGACCTGCGGAGGAAGGCTGTATCAGTGCGACCGGGATTTTGCCATTATTCCAGTCGGCAATATCGGCATCTGTCTTGATCTCTCTGCACTCGAAACGCTCCATGATACTGTCGCGCTCATGCTTGTACCAGTAAGCGATCAGCACCGGCTTGCCGTTCTGCGCTTCGATCAGATCTTCCAATGCGTCCAGCTTGTGGGAATGTATCCGCATCACGCTGCCGCAGTCGGTATAAACCGAACCGCTGGCAAGCTGTGTCAGCTTTCCACACAGGACACCTGCGTTTGCTGCCGTTATGGAATCGCGGGTGAAATCCAGACACATATCCTGCTCCATGTCTTTGTAGACCGTTGCCGCCGCTTCATCCAGCTCAACGGAATCAGCGGTCATCACCAGTTCCGGCATCTTCAGGTGGTCGGTGGTTTTCATGGAAATGCTGATGTCGGCAATCTTGCTGTATATCTGTTTCTCTGCACCCGGTCTGGGAGAATAGGTAAAACCGTTCCAGTCCGGCGTGAAGTAGGCATCACGGTACTGCCCGATTCTCTTGCCGAGGCGTTCGCCTTTATCCAGCAGGCGGAATTGCGCCCACAAGTCCATGAGACCGTTGCTGCAGGGTGTACCGGTCAGCCCGACAATACGCTTTACGAACGGTCGCACCTTTCGCAGCGCCTTGAAGCGCTTGGACTGGTGGTTCTTGAAGGAACTCAGCTCGTCAATCACCACCATGTCGAAGTCGAACGGCATCCCGCTGCTCTCGATGAGCCACTGTACGTTCTCGCGGTTGATGATATACAGATCGGCTTTCTTCCGGAGAGCTGCCAGCCTCTGTTCTCTGTTGCCGAGAACCAGACTGTAGGTCAGCCCTTTGAGGTGATCCCATTTGCTGATTTCTGCCGCCCAGCTATTCTTGCATACACGGATTGGTGCGATGATAAGAACCTTTCTGACCTCAAAGCGGTCAAACATCATATCGTTCAGCGCCGTCAGCGTTATGCTCGTCTTGCCTAATCCGCATTCCAATAATACCGCCGCCTGCGGATGTGTTTCGATGAAGTCCACGGCAAACTTCTGATAATCATGAGGTTTGTATTGCATCAATAATTCCTCCTATCTGCTCCGGGCTGTCCAGCACAAAGGCTTTGAAGCCCAGCCGCCGAAGTGTTCTGATACGCAAGCGCTGCAGCGGACGGGGCGTTTCGCCGGGAGCCTTGACCTCCACGAAACCGATTCTGCTGGACGGCATCAATACGATGCGGTCAGGCACACCTGCCGTTCCGGGAGAAGTGAACT